GCTTGGTAATGGAGTTACATCAATTCGTTCCATACCACTTGCATTATCCCCTACTACTACTCCATTTCCAATAGGTAGGGTTGTTCTACCTTTGGTTACAAAACTACCACCAGTTGCAAAAGATGAAAATAGTTGGTCAGTTACTTTACCAATCATTCCACCTGCTCCTGCTGCTATAGCAAGATTAAGAGGAAATGGTACAGATTTCATAATACTTGAAATTAATCCTGCTTGTGCTTCTGCCACTTCTGCTTTGATTACAGAAAGTGCAGCGTCTTTTGCAGATTGACCTTGCAAGATTGCTGCTTGTAAGTTGTTTTGTATTTTTTCTTTATACAGTTGGTCATCTATTATTTTTCTTGTTTTTGCTTGTTCTTTTTGAAATTCGGTAAAACTTTCTTCTTCATCTTTCATGTGTTGATAAAAGTCATCTACAACTACTAAATCTTCAGCCATATCATCTTCATCAGGAAGTAAAGAAAAAGTAGGTCTTTCCCCTACAACAGTATCTTGTAGTTGATTAAACTCTTTTTGTAATCCAATTTGTTCAGAAAGTTTTTCTATTTGTGTATCACTCACATCAATTTGACTTTCTAAATCGCTAATTACATTAGTTCTCAATTCAGTCAATCTTTTTTGTTCATCTCTTGTTCTTCTAAATCCTTTTGCTGCTAATTCTTCCTTTTCTTTTTCAGCTTCTCCTAATTTTATTTGAAGTTTAGATTGATTGTTTAGTTCTTCAGAAATCATGCTTGACATTTCTGTTACACTTCCAAGACCTTCAAGTTGTTCTCCTATGGATTTTTGTCTTTGTAAAGCAACATCTCTTTCTAAGTCAGCAATAGTTCTTAAAACATTCTCATCTTCAGAACCAAGTTCTTTTAATTTTCTTAAAGTAGTTTCTATTGCTGTTTCATTTAATTGTTTAAAAGAATCTGTTAAATCGTCAATGCCTTCTTTTAAGAATTTTACAACATCTTTTATGGCTGGTGCTAATAAATCACCAATACTATCTTGAAGCTGTGAAACACTATCTTGGAAGTTTGATACTAATCCAGTAAATGTTTGTGATAACAAATCAGTAGCACCTGCAATATTTCCTTCAGGGTCTGTCAATGTATCGGTTAATGCTTTCCTAAATTGTGGTAAAGTAAGTTTTGATAAATCGTCAAAACCAGTTTTAAGTTTTACTTGTGTTAATACACCTCGTTCTCTAAGTACATCTGCTGCACCTGCACCACCTGCAAAAGCACGACCAAAGGCATTAGCTGCATCTACAATATCTGTACCCATAAATGCTGCTAAATCAGATACTGCTTTTAATGTTTCTGTACTATCTGCACCAAATGCTTCTAATTGTGCCCCTGCTTCTACAACATTAGCAAGTTGGAATGGTGTAGTTGCTGCTACTCTATTAAAGAAATCAAACGATTTTCTACCTTCATCTACACTTCCTTTTAAAGCTACAAGTCTTGTTTCTAATGCTTCAAATTGTGCAGAAGTCTGTACTGATGACTTTACAACTGCTCCCAAAGCTGCAAGACTTGCTAATCCTGCAAATGCTTTTGCTGCTTGTCTTGCTGCTAAAGCTAATTTATTAGTGCTTTTTTCAGTTTTATTTAAATCTTTAATTGCCTTATTAACTTCGGCTTTTACTAATAATCTTATTTTTTTATCTGCCATTTTGCTCACTCATATAAAGTTTTATACTATTAATCTCGTTTTTTATAATATCAAATATTTCAATCTTGTTTGCATCAGCACTATCTAAATCTTTTGCTAATGGAATATTAAATTCTTTTACCCAATTATATTCTTTTAACAAGATATTATCTTCATCATTTATAATCCATTGTGGATTCATAAATAAAGGCAAATGAAAGTAGAGATTTCTGCCGATGGAAAACTTGCTATCTTTCCATTGGTCTACCAACATTTCTATTTCTTCCCATACCTGTTCTATATTTTTGTAGGTCTTTACTCTTTTTGTAAGAGGACTTTGTCTTTTGTATGGAAACTCTAAAGCTATGTGTGGAAATCCTAATTGGGAAAACCACACATAACTACAAAGCCCTATGAGTCTTTTTTTTCCAAACCCATATAGTCAGTAAAGATTTGTTGTAGCAATAAATCTACTTGTGCCATTGATAGAGAACTGACTTCTTTTTCAGTTATTCCTGAAAGTTCCTCAACACGATTAATTAATTTAAAATAATCATCTTGATTTTCTTTGTCATCTCTAAAAGCATTTAGACTTAATTGCCACAACTCTCTCTTTTGTTTATAAGTAATGGAATTTATATCCCATTCTTTATCGAACATTTTAACCTTCATTTGTTACTCCTTACCAACCACTTGCTTGGGTTGAATCTGCATACTCAAACTTAAATGCTGTACCTGATGCTGCACCACTTGAAGTAGGTTGTACTACTTTAAATGGAATTGTAATTACTGCACCTGTGTCTGCATTAGGGTCAAGATTTACTGCTGTTGAATATATCTCACATTCTATGTTCATTTCACCTGCTGTTGAAACTGTACCATCACCTTGCTGAAGTTTTAGTGTTGCAGTATTACCACTTAAAAAGTCTTGTAATACATTACCACCACTTGCAAAGTCAAAGTTTGCATCATACATTAATGAAATCTCTCCAGTAATGTTTACTGATGGGATACCAAAAGCATAGCTTTCTGCATCACCATTAGAATCTCTACCCACTCTTGCTACATTGTTTTCAAATGTGAATGATACTCCAGTAATCACCATATCTGCCAATGAAGTTCCATCAACATCAAGTTTCTTAGTATCAAAATAAGATTCTATTTGTGTTGGTGATGAACTCATTAGAGTTGGTGCTGCTGAATTAGCACTTAAAGTTTGTTCTACCAAGAACTTACTTGAACTTGTCATACCTGAATAAAATGTTCCACTAAGTAAACATCTTCCATCAGTCATATCAAAGTTCATTGTAAGACTTTGTAATACAGCACTTGTAATCAGTTTGTCTTGTGCAGATTCAGGGTAATATAAACCAATGTCAAATAGACTTGGTATCCCCGAACTTGAACTTCCTGTAAAATCAGGTCTTGATAAAGCTGCACCTGAAGTTGCTTGAATCGTGTGAGTATAAGGGTCTGAACCACTTTCTCCATGGTCTTGAAGAACATTAGCCAACATACGAACAATCATATCTCGTTCTGCTGGAACTTCAAAGTCCATTGTGATAAATCCACCTTTTGTTGTTCTAAACTGGTCTGTATCAAGTTCAATCATTCCTGCATTATTGCTTCGTATCTCACCACTTTCAACAAGATTGAGGACTGGTGCAGATACATTAATTACAGGAAGTAACTCGTATGCAGTATCATTAGCTGCTGCTGTTTCAAACGCAGTTGCATTTTTGTTTTTAATACCTATACTAAAATCACTTTTAGAATAGACTTTTCCACTAACTGCCATGTGTTATTTCTCCTCTTTTTTTACTTTTTTCTTAGGTTGTTCTTTTTGTACTGGTTGAACTTGAACACCTAAAGATTCAAATTCTTCCAAGTTTTCTTTTTTTAAATCAACTTCTTTACCACTTAATAAATCTCTAATCTTTTTATTATCAGTTTTAAGATTTGATGGTTTTTGTAGTTGAAGTCCTTTTACATGTTTGTACTTCATGAAATCACCTCATTTGTGTTACATTGGAAAGTGATGATTACATTGGATATAGTTTCATCTTCTTCATCTCGTGTATATTCTACACTTGATACTTGACCACCATACCAGTTTGTGATATTACCACTTTCATAGTTTCTATTATCGAATAAAAGTCTTTTGACAACTTCTGCTATCATTGTTAATCTGTTTAATTGATTCTCTTTGGTGTACTCTCCACCTTTTCGTAATTGATAGTTAATGGTTGTTGTAAATTCTCTTATATGTACATTACTTGCATAATCAACAAAAGCATCTGCTTCAGGTACAATTAAAAAACTTTCTTGTCCTCTATGTTCATCAAACATGATAGGAATAGAAGAAAGGTTTTGTTTTAACAACTTTTGGATTGTATCAATTATTCTATCTTTATAAATATTTTCAAACTCTATGCCCATTATCCTTGTCCTCTATATCTTTTCTTATAATGTTTTTTACTAATCTTTGTACCATACTTTGTTCGTTTACTTTTGCCTTGCCTTGTTTTCTTTTTACCATTTCTTCTTACAAAAGTTACTGTGTTCTTTTTTGGCATTATTTCTTATATACCTTTTCTGCTCCTGCAATACCGAATGAACCAAGTGTTACCCAAACAAATGAATTGTATATGTAATCATTTACCAACAATTCAATACCAATAATTCCCATAATTAAATCAACTATTCCAAATACACACATCAAAGCAAAAGAAATAAATCC